ATGATCAATCTTCGTCTCATCAACAAATCGGAACTTGCCCGCCAGCTCGGCGTCAGCATCGTGTACATGCACTACATCCTCTCCGGAGTCAAGAAGTCGCGTCGGCTCATCCAACGGGTTGCCGATCACCTCGGGATGTCCATTGAGGAGATCCACGCCCAGCTCGGGACAAAAACACGGCAGGCGGACGCACCGCCACAGCACAGCGTGCGCGCGAACAAGTCCCGCCCGGACCGGCGTTCGCCTGCCAAGAATGTACCCCACAAAAAACACTAAGTCAAATCGGAGGCCCCCATGCGGCGGTCAACCTCAACATCTAATCGTGTCCGGCGTGCTCGTGCGCTCCCGGGAACCATAGTTGTCCGACGAAAGCTGATAGAGCAGTGCCTGGGCGACGCCCTGGAACTGATGCGACAGCGAGGGCGTCGAGTGGACGATGCGATGACATCAAGATTCTCAGTGCTGCAAGAACAAGCAATGCTTGAGCTGGCGCGGACAGAGCGGACAGTAGCTGAGCTCTTGACCGTCCTGTCTTAGCGATCAATCCCAGGACCTCTGCACGGTGGCTTGCTATGAACTTCTCAAATGCCTCTTCCGACTTAAAATCCTCGGCTCCTCCACTGTCGGCTATGAGGGATTCCTTGATTCGGCTGAGATCAGCGACACATGTCGCATGCGCGTCGAGTAGCACTGCGACGAGGGGTCTTTCCGCATCTAAGGCTGTGAGCGTGCGGGTCCTCTTCGCTTGTCGGGTTTTGCTCGCCATTGTTGTGGTCCTTTCTGATGTGATGATGGAAGCTACTCACGCTGCTGTGTAGAATCAATGATTCTTTTCGGCGGAGTTTCTACAACCCATGAACGACTCCATTAAAAGCATCCTCTACCAGACGATCCACCGCAACGCGAAGAGCGCGGCGCAGCTTGCGGACGAGATCGGCATCAGCTATAGCTATCTTTGCCGCGCCGGCCTGCCTGCCGACGAGAGCGGCGTGCGGTTCCCTATCGAGTACACTGTCCCCCTCATGAAGGCCGCAGGCGACTACTCCCTGCTGCGTCATCTTGCCATGCTCACCGGCCACCTCCTCGTGAAGGCACCCCGCGGGTTCCGCGACAAGTCGGACGAGGTGGAGAGCGTGAGCAATTACAGTCAGCTCTGCAGCTCGGCCTCAAAACTCCTCCTGGAGTTCTTCCGCGCCCCATCACCCAAGCTGCTTGACGAGACGACTCACGCCCTCACGAGCGTGATGGAGTACTCCGCAGCGCTCCAAAAACGCATCCGCGACTACAACCAGATGGAGCTGGGACTATGAAACGCCTCTCACCTGCGCAACAGACCTCGATTCGGCAAGTGCGGGTCCTGGCCGAGTTTCTCAGTTACACAATTCAAGAGCTGCACGACCTCGGCATCGAGAGCACGGTGTGGCAAGGAGGACGAGAGATTCTCGTGACAAACACTGTTGCCAAGTCCCGCCGGCTTGTGAAACCCGAGAAGTGGTCTGGCGGGGAACGGGTCGCACTCCTGAAGTCTTCGGCCGAGAGCATGATGTCTGCGTGCAGCGATACAATTCGCGCGAGGGCTTCACAGAAAGGTGCCGCCCGCAATTCTCTTCGGAAAGGCCACCGGCTATGAGTTGCGATCTCCTCTTCACCGTGGGCGCTATTCTCCTCGGTCTTTTCTTCGTGCCAACCTTTGTGGCGCTCCACCATACGGGCGAACTGACCAATTTCATGCGGTGGCTCATGATGCGTTTCGTGCGCCGATCTGGCTGTAGAGGCTGCAGCGTGCTCACAATGAACGAAGCGCTCAGTTCGGAAAGGGCCCCGACTATGAACGCAGCGGTCCGGACGGACGACTGTGTCCGCCACGAAATCATGATGAGTGACGGGCGGGGCGGCGAATACCCCCTGACCGTCCGGGAGATCTCAAGGGAAGCCATTATCGAAGCGCACCTGGAGCAGTACGGCCTAAGAATCGCTCCACTTCGTCCGGGACTCGATGAAACAGTTTTCGAAGTGCTCGTGCCGTCTCGTCGAGTGTCCAGTCAAGGGTGCGGTAGTGAGTCCACAAGTACTCCATCTGCCGCAAACGTATCTCCGAGTGAGTAGCGCATGACGCCACTGGCAACCAACAAAGCTCTTTGCCTTCGTGGTCTCGTACGAGCACAGAGGACACGCGTCGGTCGATTGGGATCAGATCGCCTTCACCGTCCAACTCGTAGCCTCGCTCCCAGTTTGGAATATCCTTCATCTTCGCTCCCTCCGGTGGTTTGTGAAATGGTGCCTCCCCGCGCCAAAGTAGCGAACCACCGCGAGGTTGTCAACTCCACCCAAGCCCAATAACGACCATGCTCCAGACCCTCGACGAATTCGCACAATCAAGCGGCCTCTCCGCCCGGCACGTGCGCCGCCTTGCCGCCAGGACGATGTACACCTGGCTTGTCCACGAGGGCGTGCGTTACCAGATTGTCGCCTCCGGCACGAGCCACAGGAACGGCAAACCCCTCTACCAGGTAAACGTGCCTGAGGCCCCACCGTCGAAGCGCCGGCACCTGGCGGACTCGGAGCGGATGGACATATTGAACCGGCTCAATGCCGGCGAGGGCATTGACGCCGTGGCGAGCGCATACGGAGTCGACTACACTACCATATACCGTCTCAAACGGTTCCGGAACGACAAACGGAAGAAGCGGAAGGATGCCAGGCGAAAGAGGTTCGGCGTCCCACCGGGTGCGGAGGATCTCTTCCATGACTTCTATCTCCAGAACGCCCAGCGCAACGCGGCACTCGCGCTCCACCTCGTTGAGAGGAAATTTCCAGGCGTGCGCATCCCCTACCACTACGCGCTTGACTGGGCCGCAGAGCTCAACGCCGTCCACACGGCCACGCACTACGCCTCGAAGTTCGAGAACGAGTATACGCCGCACATTCGTCGGGACCTCTGGGCCGAGTATGAGTTCCTGGAGCAGGTGCTGTTCGACTGCTGGAAAGCCGACCTCTGGGTCACCGAGAACGGGAAGCAAACACAGCCGATGGTGATCGCGTGCATCGACCTTAAGACGCGCCACGTGCTCGCATGGAAATCAGTGACGCACTCCGTGACCGGCGAGGATGTCGTCGACGTGGCGCTCGCTCTCGTCTACAAGTACGGCCGTCCGGGACAAATCCTGCTCGACAACGGTTCGGAGTTCTCCAACGAGCTCGTCATGAGGTTCCTGCAAGGGTGCTACACCACCGAGGAGCATGAGGTCAAGGAGCGCGTCATCTTCTCCGAGGCATATCACCCGCAGTCGAAGGCCGCTCTGGAGCGGCTCTTCCGGATATTCAAGGATGAGTTCTGCGCGTTCACGCCGAGCTACAGCCCGAACCAGTTCGAGAGCCGGAAGCCCACCAAGCGCCTCTCGCACGTCCAGGGCGATTGGACGCTCGGCGAGTTCCGCACAAACTTTCAGATGTACCTGAACGGACTCTTCCTCACGCGTCCGCGCTCGATGTGGCAGGACCCGAAGCATACGCGAGCCCACGAGGTGAACCGCGCGCGCCCCTCAACGATGAGCGAAGCCCTCGACAGGGCCTACCGCACATTCACTCCCAACGAGATCGAGACGAGCCGGCTGGCGGTTCTCTATGCGAAGAAGTTCCGCAAGCGCCTCCGCGGCGGAATCTTCCGCGTGACCTACCTCGGCGAGCAGATGCTCTATGTGCCCGCAGAGCTCCCGGTGGAGCGGTACAACGAGACCTTCGACGTACTCATCAACCCGCTCGATCTCTCCCAGGCATGGGTGCTCACGCTCGACGGAGCGATGCTCTGTGAGGCGGTGGACTACGCGCGCCGTAACGTCGCCGGCGAGGTGAGGCTCACGCGGGAGTCTGCCGGGCAGGTGCGGAAGCTCCGCAACAAAGCGGTCGCTCACGCCCGCGCCTCAGCCAGGGCCCGCACTGAAGCGGATGCGCTGGCCGAGGCGTGCCGGCTGGATGTCACCGTCCCGCTCAACAATCCCGACCCGCAAGAGGCGGTCGCGAGCGTGTTTGAATCCATCCGCACGGCGGAGTCTGAGGAGGATTTTGTAGTCGAGATAGATGACGAATTCACAAACGCTCTACTTAACGCGATACAATCAGAAGCGAAAGGAGGCGGCAATGGCTGACGTGGTCAAGTTCGAAGGGAAGAGTCTGAAAAGCGCAAAGGAGCTCTCCGCAATCTTTGTCGGGTACGAGCACCAGATGGCGAAGCTCGTGACGGAGATGTACAAGCTCACGAAGGAGCAAAAGGAGAACACGAAGAAGCTCCGCGAGAGCCCGCTGGCGAAGCGGAACGCTGAGCTCCGGAAACAACTCGCACAATCCGAGCTCCAGCTGCAGCGGCAGATCGGCGCGCGGGACGCTCTGGGGAAGATCCTGGAGAAGCTCAAGGCCCGGCCGGCAGACACAGCGCTGACCCGGATACTGGATGATCCGGAGAAGGCACAAATCTTCGAGGAGGCAAACAGATGACAGCAAGCGCGGCGGAATTCGAGTCGGGCCTTCAGGCGGTGAAGGCCGAGCTGGACGATCTGGACAGGCAGATCGGCACTACCCACGCCCTGGCCGACGAGCTCAAGGACTTCGTGAAGCGCTACAACGAGCTCAAGCTGAAGGAGCACGAGCTCAGGAAGAGCCGGAAGACCGTGCTTGCGAACCTGAAGCTTCTGTCGGAGTTCTATCAGCGCATCACCGGGACATTCCCCGACGGGATGTATCCGCTTTTCTCCCAGCCTGTGGCGGAAGAACAGCAATGAAGCAGCTTATCATCTACGCGGATAACTCGATGTGCCTCGACGGATGCTACCTGTCGGCGGACGCCGGAGTGCTCAAACGATTCGGGATTCCGGAAGAGCGCCATGCGTCGTATATCGCCGCCGCGCATCCGGAGCGGATCAGGGCGCGAGGCTTCGAGATCCGCGTCTACGCGGTTCCAGTCGTGCGGAGGGCGAAGCGATGAACATCACATTTCAGAACGGCCAGTTTGTAGGAATGACCAGGAGCGGACGGCGGTATTTCGGCGCGACCGCCGAAGAGGCTGAGCGGAAGTACCTGCTCGCGTATCTCCACGCATACGGGCGCCAGGTGGGAATGCCGGTTTTGCGCGAGATCGCAGCGGCCAACTTCGGCGGCGTCTGCTCCCTGGGAGATCTTGCCATCACGGAGATGCGCGAGCTGAAGACGATGGTGGAGGACGCGGTCCGTTTCGGAAGGCGCGAGGCGGACCGTGCCCGGCTGGAGCCGCGGCTCACGGACAAACAACGCAGGCGGATCATCCGGCTGGGGCGCTACGTCATAGGCGAGCGCTACGGCAAGGACTGGTTCTGGCGGAACCTCAAGGAGTGGACGAAGAAAAGCCGCATCGAGGACCTCACCGTCGCCGAGGCCCACTACGTGATCAAGCGAATGGAGAAGATTGAGTACGGCATGCACAGGCGGAAGGCATCATGAAGATGTCGCGGATCATCTGGCAGTCGAAGCGGTTTCCCGGGATGATTTTGACGGACCGGATGCTGCACGTGTTCCGCGAGGCATACCAGAATATCCGGTACTTCGAGCCGGAACTCCGCAAGGCGGAGGCCTGGCTCGTGACGCACGAGGACCGCGTCCCGCAAAAGAACTGGAAGGCGTTCGTGAACACCTGGATGCGCAACGCAAACCGCTATGCCGCCGAACGGAAGGCGAGCGAATACGCCGAGCACCCAGGCTCCGATCGCGGTATACATCATGCCGAGCCGAAGCTGCTCGGCGATCTCTTCAAGGAGTTTGCACATGGACAAGACGCACAGCATTGAATTCGACGGGACCGGCGACGAGCCCATCTACCGCACCGCGGACGAGGCTGTATCGGACGGTGCCACCGACGGCCACGTGTGCAAGTACTGCAGTGAGGAAGTTGACCCGGACACGGCCGTGAAGGTGCGGCGGGATGGCGACGGCAGCGTTTACTACATCCACATCGGCTGCCTGCATGCAAGGTTGCGGGAGGTCGAAGAGGAGGAGGGACAATGAAGACGGTGGATGACATCATGGTGGCGTCCGATCTGCGCGCTGCGGTCGAGACGCTCAACCGCGCAATCCTCAAGGCCTGCGACCGCGGCATCGACGTGGACCTGGTAGTCGACAAGGTGTGTTTCGTGACAGGCAAGCGCTACACGGTTGTGGTAATCAAGCACATTCTCAAAACGGAGACGGTCTGATGGGAAAAACGAAGACAGCTGTGAAGTCGACGCTCAGCTCGTGGCAGGACGTCGACGGCTCGCTCAAGGAGATCGCTGAGTCGAATGCATTCATTCTGGAGCGGGAGTCGGAGATGAACAAGAAGCTCCTGGAGATCCAGAACGCCTACGAGATCGAAACGCGTGAGAAGCGCGACCGGGTGCTGGCGCTCGAAAAGAACATCGAGCTCTTCTGCATCGAGCACCGCGACGAGTTCGTGCAGTCCAAGACGCGCGATCTCAACTTCGGCCTGGTGAGCTTCCGCCTCACAACGCCGAAGCTCTCGACGCTCAAAGGGTTCACCTGGGACACGGTGCTCGCGCTTCTGAAGAAACTCCAGATGACCACCTACGTGCGGACGAAGGAGGAAGTCGACAAGGACAAAATCAAAGCCGAGCTCACCGAGGCCAGCGAGCTGGCCCAGATCGGGCTGCACATCCAGCAGACCGAGACCTTCTACTACGAGGCATACAAGAAGGAGCTCGTGGGTTGACGCCATGGCGCGCTTCAGACGAAACAAGCTCGTCGGGGAGATCCTCGCAAGGGACAACACGGCGGGCTTGCCTCTCTGGGACCACGCGGTGGCTGCCACGGCCCCGCGAAAAGTCCCGACCGGAGACGGGACCCGGAACGCAAGCTACGCGAAGACGATCGAAGAAGGGATCACCGAAAGCCAGCAAGAGGTCCTGAATGCGCTCCGCACACTCGGCAGCGCATCGGACCGCGATGTGCGGCAGTTCACCGGGCTCGACATCAACATCGTCACCGCGCGGAGGAATGACCTCGTGGATCTCGGACTCGTGACGGACGATGGAAAGAAGTTTGATTCTGACACGCGACGGCATGTAACGCTCTGGAGGGCAACATGAGAATCAACTGTTTGACAGCGGCGGCCCTGGTAGTCATGGCGGCCGGGTGCTCACGGGTTGTCCAGGAGACAATCCGCATCGAAGACAAATCGGTGAGAGTCCCGGTGCCAGGGGACACGGTACAGTTCACTGCCCCATCCACCGATCTCGACATCGAGTACGAGGCGCCGGCAGTTGAGATCCCGCCTCCGGAGGAGCCAGCGCTGAACGAGGCGGCGCCTCCCGCAAACCATCCGCCGCTAAGAGCGGTGCGCGCGCGGCTGGACACCACGCTCGGCCTCACGACGCTGCACATCGTCTACGAGTACCCGGCGGACCGCTGGAAGGTCGCCGTCGAGCGGCGCGATTCATCGGTGTCCTACAAGAGCACAGACACAAGCGGGACGCGCATCGAGTGGCGCGACGTTGAGGTTGTGCCACTCTGGGGCTACATCATGATGGCGATGGCTATCGTCATGGTCGTGTGGGCCATCATCGACAGGGCGAGGAGGCCGCAATGAAATGTCCGGGCTGCGGTGACGACAGGAATTTCGTGCGTCGGACCTATGACAACTTCATGCAGGATGCAACCATGCGGCGCCGGTTCTGCGCGGCGTGCGGCCTGGAGTTTGAGACGCAGGAGAAGCCGGTCAAAATTCAACCACGCACATGGAGTAAGGGCTATGGCAAGAAAACCACATCACAACAAACCGCAGGGAGATAAGATGGAACCACAGGAAGACGAGAAAGTCCCGGTCCCGGACAACAATCCGGATGCGGGGACTGAACAGGCAAAGGCCCCGGAGCCTCCGGCTCCACCGCCTCCTCCACCCGATGCGCCGCCCGTTGGCGTCAAGCACTATGCGATCGAGTACGACGTCGTTATCGGCAACAAGGTCGTCGATACGCACACCGTCAATGTGCAGGCCGCAAACGAGCAGGCAGCATTCGACGGGGCGCTCGCGATCCTCATCGCTGCCAGGAAGGCGATCGATGAGAAGGGGGTGCCCGGGGAGCCCGTGCCGGAGTTCCGGTATAACGGACGGTTCACGGTGAAGTGAGCCCGTCACGATCCATACTGCGGGGAGTCCCGGACTCGGTGCGGGATTCCCTCGCTTCAAAGCTCGACTCGTTCGGCCGGGCCCTCATCCGTGAGCTGCAGTATCTCTGGAGAAAGCGCCCGGCCGGTCAGTCGCTCGAAGAGTTCTCGCGGACGGTAGTCGAGAAGCTTCGCCTCCCGCCGCTCGCCGCAAAGCAGCTCCAGGCGGAACTCTTTGAGGCGGAAGCGGAGCTGGCCACAGCCTGGGATCACTACTTCCAAGGGGTGCTCGACGAGCCGGTGAAGGCGGGAGACCTGGAGCGGCTCACAAGCGCTCACGCGATTGACTTCCCGAAAATCCAGGAAGAGGTCCGGGAGATTGTTCGTCAGGAATCCCTCCGAGCCGCACGCGCCGACATGGGCTTCAATGCGCTGCGCCGCCGACTCATCGACCGCGGCGTCGGCACGGCATCAGCCCAGACGCTTGCGAACACCTCGCTTGCACAGTTCTCAAACAGCTACATGTTCGACGTCGCGCGGCAGGGCGGCATCGAGCGTTTCAAGTACGACGGTCCTCTGAACCCCAACACCCGCGCGTTCTGCCGCAAACACCTCGGCAAGGTGTACGCGTACGCAGAGATCCTCACAATGGACAACGGCCAGGGAATACCGGTGGTGAGTTCGTGCGGCGGCTACAACTGCCGGCATTACTGGACGCCGGTGCCAACAGAAAGGAAGGCGGAAGGATGAACAGGAAGCTGAAGTTGCTGAACAAGAGCTTCGCCAGGGAGTGCGGCTTCGACATCGTCGACACATCCGCGAAGACGGATGCAGAGGCTCGCGTGGCGGCGAAGAAGCATATCGCGTGGTTCAGGCGGTGGGCGGAAGACTCGGCGCGTGTCATGGAGAATACGCTGGACCGGATTCTGCCCGAAAGGGAGGGAAGGTAACCCATGGCGGCGTTCACAGCGCACAAAAAGAAATGGACGTGCATCAAAGTGGCCGGCCGCCTCGTTGCGGTCGCCTGGTCCGAATCTCTCTACACTCTCGACGGCAAGGCTATGAGAGTCTATATCGCATTCAACTGACAACAATTATGAGGCGGCGATGAAACACCCCAAGCGGTACCGTGTCGCGAACGACAACACGATTGTCGATACGCGCGAGAATCGAACATTGAAGTACTCCACCGTGCGCGCGGAGCGCAACGGCAGAATCACCTCCGCAGTCTTCCGGCTCGATGACGGCACGGAACTCAAGACCGCGCTGCACACGATTGACCAGGACGGATACAACCTGGGGATCGGCAAGGTGAGCGCATCGAAGCGGACGGCGAAGACGGCAAAGGCGGAAGCGGACGCACCGCCGGTTGCCCCCCCCCGCGTGAGCGCCATCACCATGACGCGCGAGGAGCTCATGCAGGTGCACTCTGCACTGCAGTCGGCAGCGGATCTGACACTCAAGAAGGTGGTTGAAAGTCTACGACAGTAATCTCCCACAAGAAGGCGCCATGACCACGAGAGGATACCGGATGCTGAAGCGCGACAGGCACGCAAGGGCTCGCCTCGTCATGCACATCGGGCCGGGAGGGGCTCGTGGGAGCCGCGAAGAGTCAAGAGCCCCGGAGGGTTCACCCGGTGACCTACGAGAACGCGGAGAGGATCTGACGGTCCTCGCAACAAACCGATTCATGACAGACCAGACAAGGGAATGCGTGAGCGGAACCGGGAAGTCGGGGGCGATACTGGCCGCGCCCCCGGCGAATTTATCATGGAGAAGACGATGGAACAGCTGACAAGAGCCAGGTTGAGAGAGCGAGCAAATTCGCTCATCTACACGTCTGTCGACGACTGCCGGTCGTCGCTGTCGTTGTACACGATCGACGACCGCCCGATCGTCATTCACGCGCTCTCCATCCTCGACACAATGGACGGAGAAGTGACGAGGCGAAAACTGCTGGGTGCGTGGCTAAAACGGCACACGAGGAGGGAGCGATGAAATTCCGGAAGATGCTCTGCTGGCTCTTCGGGCATAGCATGCAAAAGCTCAGCGAGCGCGACACTGGGCTGTCGCTGCTGTCGTACTGGAAGTGCAAGCGGTGCTGCGAGTACTTCGAGGAGCAATGGGACTACCGAGGATAACCGACGTGGAACTCATCGAGCTTCTCAACGACAAACTGCACGAGCTCAGGGCTGAGCGGCATCGGCCGAGAGAGCAACAGCGGCTCATCCGTGCGGTGCTGCGGATGCTGGAGGAGGAATAGAACTTGACTTTTTCATCGCGGCGGCGTATCTTGCTCTTGTCCATCAACACCAGAAGCGGATTACACCGTCCCGATAGTGCGGCATCTTCATTTTATGATGCCGGCGTGACCCGTACCCAATCGGGTCGGAGTTGCTTCTGGGACTCTTGGACGCGCCGGCATCACTGTTTCAAGTCCAACAACCCCAAAAGGAGGTCCGCCATGCGGATCATCGTCGCACTGTTACACCTCGCCGGAGCCTTCATCAGGCTCCACGTCGCATTCTACCGCATCACATTCCGATCGTATCCATCGATCAAGTCCCGCATCCTCGGCGGGGAGGCGCAATGAACCAACAAGTCATCGCCGTGTACGGAACCGTCGCGATCCCGAAAGCTCATTGTAGGAAGTGTCACTCCACGGCCTTCGTCATCGACGGACGACTTGCGTGCTGCGGAGCCTCATTCATCCCGGCTCCCCGCAAAATAGTTCGCATCGTTCCCCCCGAATGGAGGAGGAAACACCCGACGCGGGAATCACGCAAGCAGATTCTTGAGTCTCAGGGCTTCACCTGTGTCTACTGTGGAGAGGCCTTCGGCGCGACAAAGAACCAGCACGGGAGGGAGTTTAAATTGCGCCTTGAGTGGGATCATTTCTACCCCTTTGCTTCAACAGCAGACAACAGAACAGAGAACTTCGTGGCCGCATGCCACGTCTGCAATCGACTCAAGCGGGACCGTGTATTCCTCAGCATCGAAGAGGCTTCCGTTTCCCTTTACGACGAACGGCAGCAGAAAGGGTACAACTGGTGATCCATGGAACACGAAGAACCTGAACGTGAATATGCGCCGGACGCTCCATACGAGTGCGGCGTGTTCGAATGTAGAGCGAGCGAGCTCATCAAGAATACATCGCTCGTTCTTTGCAATCGGAATGGCGACAGTCTCTTCTACTGGGGAGACCTCGATGACGGGCGGAAAGCCTTTCTGGCGTCTCCTGTTGATGGAAGGGTGCGAGCAAGTCTCAAGGGGCTCCAGAAGAGGATTCCCTGGTCGGCGGTTTCATCCGAGACTGGACACGAGAAAGATTTCCTCTTCCCCCGTTCCGCTCTCAGACAAGTATGCCGACGTCTGAACTTGACGCTGCTCAAAGAGTCTATCCGTGAGATGTCCCCAGAAGAGCGTGCGGCCCTTGCCGAGAGATGCCGTGAGATGAACAAATCCAAACGTAGGGCTTCCGCGAAGTTCAAGCAGCAGGTATTCCTCGACCTCACACTCTTGCTGGCCACGGAGCACCTCACGCGCCGCGAGCTTGCGGAGCGACTGGGGGTGGATCGGGGGATAATCGAACGTGCAATGTCCGCAAACCGGCAAGAGGAACTTTCCGCGAAATCATGGCAAATACTGCACAATGCCATGGAAGAGCTGAAAAGACACCCTGCGGGACAGGGATGAGAGCGCGGCTCGTCTGAGTGCTGGACTGTGGCGGGGTATTTTCTTCAACAAATCGATTCTACGGGGGCAGTTGAGCTCTCCTGAGGTAGTCCAGGCCCCGGTCGCCAAACCGGGGCTTTTCTATGCCTTGAGCTTCTCCCGGATGATCTGCTCAACCATCTCGCCCACCCGGGCGAGCTCCGCGCTTGAGAGCCCGAGGAACACATGCTTCTTGTGGCTCCTGCCGGCGCCGAGGGTGTTGTGCCACTGCGCCTTCTGAGATTCCTCCGGAGATGTGAACCCGACGGCCACAGAATCGGATGAGAGGTTGACCACGGAGAGGTTCCGCATCATGCGGCCGGACCAGTTGAGGTTCACAACGGCAGTCTGCAGCCCCGCGAGTTCGCGGAACTGTTTGTACCCGCCGGAGAGCACCACCCATGTGCGGCGCGACTTCACGTTGGTGAATGCGCGCACGCTCGGGTCTCCAGTTTTGAGCATCTGCCACACGCGCGACTGCGCGCGCTTCGGCAGTCCCCCGATCGGAATCGGCGCCGGCTTCGTACTGTAGCTCCCTGCTCCGGGAGACGAGCCCTCCAGGAATATCCCCTTCAAGGTGCGATCGCGGATGATCGCCACCACCTCACTGCCCACCGCAGCGAGCAGCGAGCGGTCGATCACCTTCTGCGCCATAGCGTTGAGTGGCGAGGCCTCGCTCATATCGTCTCATCCCCTGCCGCGGGTTCGGTGTAGCCGACGCGCTTGTAGACCTCGCTCTTCTTCATGGGGAGTCCTACAGCCTTGAGCTCGCTCACCACGCGCGCCTCCACCTCGGTATCGGTCGTATCGTCGGTGTGGAAGGCGAACACCGGGCGCAGGCTCAGATCGTCCCCGTGGTTCAGACGGAAGTCGGTGGCGATGTACTGTTCGTTCACCGCGCGCTCAATCATCTGCAGGTCATGCCACATGATGTCGGCGCGTACCAGGTTGTGCACCTTCGCTGCGGCGTAGCTGCCTTTGTCGGCGACCTCGGTGGTGAGCGTCTGGCCAAGGACGAGGATGGAGAGCTCGTCGTTCACCGAGTCGAGGAGTTTCTTGTACGCCTCGATGCTCCCCGTGCGCACCGCCTCAATGAAGTTGAGCTTCACATTCTCACTCACAGCCGCCCAGGCATCACTCCCGATCTGTTCCACCGCCTGCTTCGCTATCGCCTTTTCCTCCTCCGTCGCTCCGGCCGCCCAGGTGGCCCAACGGTACGGCTGCACAAAGAGCTCATTGAACTTTGCCCAGTCGGTCCAGTTGAAGTGCTTGATGAGCACGAGCCACATGCAGGTACGGAAGAGGCCGCCGACGTACTGCGGCTGCGCCGACTCGAACGGGTTAAAATAGGTGATGACGTATTGCTCGCGCGGCTCCAGGGGAGCAGTTGTGAATGTCGAGGCCTCTTTGATGAGCACTACGTTTCCGCCGCTATAGGTGAGCGTGGTTGACGGCACCACGGAGACGATCGGGACCCACTGGTTTCCATCGGCCGCCTGCCACTCGCACTTGATCCCTCCATGCCCGAAGAACACAGCGCCGAGCAACGCACCGAAGCGGTGATGCACTCCACTCGCCTTCATCCGGTTTTTCACCGCGAGGGCGATCTCTACCGCCTTCGCGTTCTCCGGGTCGGAGGGCAACACGTCGAAGGGGTACCCGGTGACGGCAAGGATGCGTGTTTGCATGATGCCGAGCAACCGCGTGTCCGCCTCCGGCAGCCGGGCGAGAATGGAGAGGAGCGCCCTCGGATCGGGCTTTGTCTCAGAGGTGGCCATCTTGAGCGCCTTCTTTGTCTCATCGATCGTGGGGAGGAGATGAGTCTTGAGCGGCGCATAGACATACGGGGGCATTGTCAGATCCTTTCGGCGTATCGTCGTTTCGGTCCGCCATGGTACTCCGGGGCACCTCCCGTGCGGCTGCCGGCCATCGGCCAGGCGAGCTTGTAGGCTGAGGCGAGCGCGTCCGGGAAGTCCACGCGGTGTGTGCCGTCCTTCTTCCCCTGGTATCCCACGAGCTGCGACTGGGCCTCGACGCCGTCGGGTGTGGAGAGGAAGTCCGCGGCGAAGCGGATATTGTGCATCGAGTATGGAGTCTCCAGCTGCTCGATGCGCCAGAACTTGTCGCCTTCAACCCTTACCTGCCTGATCGGGAGCGGCGGCCGGTCCTTCACCGAGGCATAGAGCCGGCGGAACTCCAGGAACTGTCCTTGAAAGAAGTTCTCCTCCCAGGCGATGTATGCGATGTGATCGCGGAACCGATCGTACATCGAGTACATGCCGTTGAAGTACTCCTCCCAGCCGCAGCGCCTGACGAACGCTGCCGGCACAATGAAGTGCCCGAGGCGCTCAGAGTAGAAGACTGGCGCGATAGCCTTGTAGTCGCTCTTCGTGCCCATAGCCGGATCGCAGAACATCACGCCGCGCGCATCGCGGGGAAAGCGGTCGAAAGTGGTCCAGTCCTTCGAGAGAAACCGCGCGCCTTCCGGAGGCACCGGCTGCTGCTGGCGCTCCGCCTTCCAGACCGAGGGCGAGCAGCGGAAGGCGAGGCGCATCTCTTCCTCGCTCCTGAAGCTGTAGCGCTCATGCCAGGTCGGGCGATTGTGATGCACGTCCCAGGCGGGGATTACTTTGAGCTCCCACGCCGGGTGAAGCGCACACCGGTCCGCCTCGCTCATCTGAAGCAGGATGTTGAACAAGCACGTCGTGCGCGCGTTGTTGCCGAGCAGCACCGCACAGCCGTCGTCAGAGAGTGCAGGCAGGAAGTCGCGCTCGATGATCTCGATTTTCTCGCGGCTCTTGTCCGGGTTGATGGAGGTGGAGAAATCCTCGAAGTCGTCGAACTCGATGAAGTCCGGACGCGTCTGGGCGAGCTCGCCGCGTGCAGTGACAGTCGTGGAGAATGCGGAGAAAAGGGTCCCCCGGGTGTTGTGCGCATGCGGCAGGATGTGGAACGTGTATGCGCTGTTCCAGTCGGCGGAGAGCATCCGACCGAAGTCACTGATGAGCCGGGCGTTGTGCTCGAGCTCCAGGCGCACGTGTCTGAAGTCCTTGACGACGAGGTCGATCGTGTCCGAGCATTTGCCGTAGAAGTGGCGCTTGCCGAACGCCGCGCACCAGATCTTGAATACGCGGAAGAGAATGGTCTTGCCGAAGCCGCGGTCCCCGGCAATGGCGACGATGCCGCGGTCAGTCCGGAGCGGCTGGCGCATCATCCACCGGTGTTCGGCGTTAAATGGGGCGGTGAACCAGCTGGAGGGGAAGTAGGTGACGGCGAAGTAGAAAAAGTCGCGACCAGCGCGCTCGATGCGCTTCGCCCTCGACACCTCCCACCCTTCGGGGAGCGAGGAGAGATCCACCCCGTGGGCGCCGAGCGCGAGCAGCTCCCGCTCGCGCGCGTCAATCTGGTGCTCCAGGCTGGAGAAGTATTTCAGTTCTCGTTCTTCCACTTGTCGAGCTCCTCGCGGAATATCTTGATGACGTCAGCGTCGGTGGCCGTCGGCAGGAACCGGCGGACGATGCGCGCTATGACCTGGGCGTCGGCACGCTTGATGTGGCTCTCTATCTCCTGTTCCTTGAGCTGGCGTTGGATACGCGAGATGTCCGACAGCACCTTCGTCCGGTCGATGAGGTTCATCCGCTTCGATCCCAGCTCGGTGAGCACGGAGATCGTCTGCATTTCGAGGAGCTCGCGGCTCTCCGCACCTCCGTCGAGGAGATTCTGGACGTCGGGAATGCCGCGGCAGCGCGTGGGCTGCGGTCCCTTTACGGTCCCCTTGTCCTTACGCGGTCCTTTGTCCATTTTGACGCGGCCCGAGAGGATGTTGTACACTGTGGCCACGGGGACCTGGTAGACGTTGGCGAGGTCGTGCGCAGAGAACACACGGCCCGCGCTGTTGTGGTAGAGCTGCCAGATCTCGCGGCGGTCCTTTATCGAGAGCTTGCGGATCGTCTTCATTTAGAACCTGAGTTGAGAGGTGAAGGTCGCCGACACCACCGCATGGTTGGACGACGGGTCGACGAGCTCTATCGGATTCTCTCCCACAGAGAGGAGGCAGTCGTTCACTGTGCTCCCTCCCAGAGCCTCCAGCACGTTGACCGCCACCGTGAGCGCCTCATCGATTGCCTCGGAGGACGACCCCTTTGCCGATGCCACACAAAAGACGTTCACCTCCACCTCCAGGGCGACGAGCTTTCCGGCGTGGACCTGTTGATGAGCGCCGGGAGTGAGGAACGTGAGGCAGCCCGGAGGCTTCACCGGAGTGGTCTTTCCCATTTCCCCCTTCTCAACGGAGCTGATGCCTATGGTGACTGCGCTCGCGAGCAGCGCGTCATCGACGGCGTCCCAGAGATCGTGCAGTGTCTGAGCCATGGCTAAAAGTCCACGACACGCCGGGCGGCGCTGCCGCACGACGGAGGCGTCGTTGTTTCGGGAACGGAGAGTGTCAGATCGCCGTCGCGAATCTGATTGAGCGTTTCGATCGCGTCATCGTACTGAGCGTGCCGTCTGTTCACCTCCGTCTCGGAGACATCCGACTGCCGGCCGGTGAGAATCCAGATGGCAATCCATGCCGCGCAGTTGCGCAGGGTGGCGTGGTTTGCAGACACCGTTGCCGCGGGTTCGACGCCTGTTGTAGCTGTGATCCTGGCGTCCGCCGCGGCAATTGCCTCTGTGAGCGCTGCCCCGTCTGTGCCCTTGAGCGCAGTGACGGAGTCTTCCCTCAGGGCGGCGGCAATGTGGGTTTCGTCGGTGAATGGCATGGTGCCTCGAATAGTTGGTTTCCCGCCGAATGAACGCAGACGGTGGCTAAAAGTCCACGCATGGCTATATTCACGCACACCCGTAGGGCTCCCTTGCAACTCATTGCCCAGATGATAGATTCGCACTCAGGTTCATCCTCCACTTCCATACACGAGGCGTTATGCTTGATAAGCTGATAGCACTGCTCAAGACCTTAGGGGTCGACGTCGAGGCCAAGAAGGGCGAGATCGAAAAAGCGGCAAAGGAGCTCGAACCGCCGAAGCCGCCCCCTGTGAAGAAGGATGGAGAGACGAACCCCGAGATCGAGCAGCTGCGAAGCGATCTTGCCGCTGCAACCGAGCAGATCAAGAGTCTCGTATCCCTCGTGGGGACGGAGAAGACAGAACGCGAGAAGGCGCAGAAGACCATCGCCGATCAGATGAAGGCGGACCGCGAGAAGAAGGTGACGGACCTCATCGCGAAGCACGAGAAGGCGGGACAGATCCCGCCGGCAATGAAGGACCACTGGAAGAAGTTACTGGAGGCGGACTACGACGCCACAGCCAAGGTGATTGAAGGCCTGCCGGTCGACCCGGCCGCGAAGAAGGCCGCTGAGAGCACGCAGAAGAAGGACGACAAATCCGGTGACGACAAGTCTGCCACCCCGATCGCCAAGGGGCTTGAGGGATTCGGCAACCGGTCCATACTCAAGGGAATTCAGGAACTTTCACAAGCCACCAATTAGAGGTTGTCATGAACCTTGCACAGTTGTCATCGCTTACCGGCCGCGGCCAGGGACTGCTCGCCACCGCATACGAGACCGCACCAATCCTGCAACAGGCCGAGTTCTCGCTCGATGCGAGCACGCATTTCGTCACGCCGGACAAGCACACGGCCACCGGTTCTGCCGCGCGCGCGGTGAACTCTGCTTTGCAGCGTGACGCCCAGTCGCCGAACCCGACCGCCAACAGCCTGGCGTTGTACGGACGGGAGTTCTCGATCGACGACGTCTATCTCTCCGATGCGAATGTCGGGATGGCGCCGGAAGGCCTGAGGCTGCTCTTCGACCGGAGGCTCATCGGCGGCATGGCAAAGATCGCCGAGGAGCTGGAAACAGGGATGCTGGCCGGTACGAACGCCGACAACCAGATGCTCGGCCTGGCGACGTTCGTCAAAGACGCCGCGGCCGGAGGCCAGACGGCCGTGATCGGATTCACGCAGGCTGAGCAGGCCGCGATGAATATACAGGCCGGGCTCGACCTCGCGGATGTCGCCAGCCAGAACAGCTTCATGGAGCTCGTCGAACGTGCGATGGCCGAGGTGCCCGGGTGCAACGCGCTCCTCTGCAACCCGTACCTCAAGGCCCGCCTGGGTACAATCGCCAAGCGCCTCGGCGCTGCCGGCGAAACCCGGAACAGCTTCGGGACGCCCCTCGCGACCATCAACGGAGTGCCGATCGTTCCGGTGAAGACGACCGCCATCTCCAGCACGGAGACCGACGGAGTCGACGCCAACAAGACGAGCCTCTACGTCGTTCGTTTCCAGGAGGAGCTCGGGGTGTGCTTCGCCACGAACTCCGGGCTGAAGTTCGATGACATCGAGATCGACTCGGTGAAGCCGAATCAGGTTGCCCGCATCCAGATCTTCCTCAACCTGAAGGTCGGGAAGACCAACGCGATGCGCCGGATCTCGCGCATCAAGGTGTAGGAACGATTTCAACGATATTTGCAATCACGAATTTCATTCAGAGGCTATCATGAAACACCCGCGCACCCCCGCCGCCGCCCTGGTTCTCGGGGTCATGCTTGCAGTGACCGCCGCTCTGCTCGTCATGACCCCGGTTCCGGCCGCCTCCCAGGTCAACATTGCCAGAGCCACCACGATGATCGGAGATACCGCCACAGCCACGACCGACTGGGATTCAGTCACCGTCGGGACCTCGGCGCCCATCGACCTCATCCTGGCGAATGTCGGCTCGGCCGGCCAGGAGCTGCTCTACGCATTCGATGGCGCGACAGGGGACGGCTACCAGGGACGCATGGAAACCGATGATCCTCCGCTCGTCCTGAAGGACATCCGGATCACCAAGTTCTTCTACCGATCCGTGACCGGGTCCGTGCGACTTCACTACACCGTCATCAAACGGTAGAGCCATGCAGGGCGAGCTACAGTTTGTGCGCGAGTCGAGGTACGCCCGTTCCGGAGAACTCTACCGGGACCCGTTCTTGAAGCTCGGCGAGCAGGTGATGCTCGCCGAGACCCTGGCATGCTTCGACGAGGCGCGCAGGCTGTACGGAGGGCCATTAGTGATCACGAGCGGCAGGCGAAGCCTGGCGCACCAGGATGAGCTCAGAAGGGCCGGGCTGCGCGCGGCACAATACAGCCCCCACTGCCACGGCGCCGCGCTCGACGTGTACGTGCCAGACCTCCTAACCGACTGGGCACTCGTAGGGCTCTTGAAACTTGCGGCGGAGAACCTCTCCCTCCCGCGGCCGAGAATCGGGTTCCTGGCGTACCGATCCGATGAACGCACGAGGAGGGTTGTGCAGCGGACCGCGCTCGGGGAGTTTGTCAGCTCCACCTTTGTGCACGTTGATTTTGTGTTCCTGCTCCGTGGATTCATCAACGATGTCCCGGAGTCCGTCTGGCGATCATGGCGCGAAGGAGTGACATGGTGATGTCCAAGCGCGACATACAGGACGTGAAGACGGTCATCAAGGACGAGATCCATTCCGCGATGAAACCATTCGTCGACCGACTCGAAAAGGTCGATCACACAGTACTGGGTATCGAGGGGGTTGGAGGTCTGATCAAGACGGTACCTCAGCTGCAGGAGCAGGTGGAGAGGATCAGGCTCTCGAATGCGAAGGTTGTCGCAATTTACGGTTCGGCCGCCGGCGCCATAGGGCTGGTCGGCACACTCATCGGCAAGTTTCTGTTGAAGTGAGGACGCAATGCAGAAAGCGCATGGCTGGAGGAAGGTAATCGTATTCACGGAGGCGCTCATAGCCTTCGTGCTCGTGCTCTGGCTCCTGCAGCTCAAGGAGTCGGCAGCGATCGTCAGCGTCGGCACGGTGATTATCGGCCTGGTCGGCGCGGCAGTCTACGGGAACGTCAAGGTCCACGAGACCTATTCCCGCTCTGAGCAGAAACTGCAATCCTGAGGACCCCATGGACAAAACCAAAATCTTCGCCGCCGACTGTCACCTCTACCTGGCGAGCCGGTCAACCACGCCGGATACGGCCGTCTCGCATGCGTCGTTCCCGACCGGGTGGACGGAAGTCGGGTTCATGAAGGCCGGCTCCGCGAAGCTCACCCCCGAGAAGCACGAGATCGATTTGCACACGGGCGAGAAACATCTTCTCGGCGTGACGCTGAAGTTCGAGGCGGCCGCATTGGAGACCGACGCCGCGAAGCTGACCGCGCTGGAGGCGATGATCAACTATCGTGTTGATCTGATTCTGAAGCCGGTCAATACGAGCGTCACGCGCGTCTGGAAGCTCCTTGGATTCAATGTGGCAGTGCTGCTCGAAGGAGTGTTCAGCTCCAAAGATGCGCTCACCCTGCCCATCTCGGGACAGGTGACCGGCGCCCGAGTCTCAGACTGCTTCGACGAGATCACCCTCGCATAAAGGCGGACATGGAGAAGCGAGTATACTCAATCGGCGGGCGAGACTTCTCGCCCGCCTCGATAACGGCCCGGCAGATCATGCTGGTGAACCGCGCGTTGCGCGAGGCGGTCACATCCGTCGGCATCGATGCGAATGGCATCGAAAACCCGATGCTGATCTACGCGGCCATCTGGACGGCGCTGGTGGAAACCGAACAGGTCGCGCATTTCCTGTCTCTCATCATCGTCCCGGCAGGGGAAGAGTGGAGCGAGCCGTCCGCCCGGTCGGTGGAGGGCTTCCTGTTGTCCTGCAATCCGGATGATGTGGCAGGTCTCTACACGGCAGCCTCGACAAGTTTTTTCTCCGGCAATCCGAACTCGACGCAGAATATCTTCCTCTCTTTGACCGGCTACATCAGGAACTCGGCGCCGCTCGTCAAAGCCTGGCACAAAAACTTGGAAGAAGCTGCGGCGGCTCGGAATCATTCGATCCAACAGGATGCGCCGGCGTCGACAGCATCGATCTGATGCTGTTCAATCTGGGGCATGATGACGCGGTAAGGGCCCGGGAGATGGAATCATTTCTGCTGAGCGACGTCTACCGTTACTACTACCTCCTGCTCTCATCGCAGCTCAATGACATGCTCGGGAGCCTGTGACCGTGAGCGACCTCGTAACCTTCACTATCAAGATTGACGGCAAAGATGCCCGCGCGGAACTCCAGCTCACCGAGGGCGAGGCTGGGCGTCTCCGTCAGACCCTCGGGCTCACCTCCGACGAAGTTACCCGTCACCGGGAGAGCGTTGGGGGGCTCACCAGGTACGTCCGCGAGCAGCGGGCCGAACAGCGCCAGACCAACTTCCTCATAAACGATTTCCGCGACGCCCTTAACCTTGCCGGCATGGCCATGAACGGGATGGCTATGGGTGGGAGCAAGGACTTCAAACAGCTTACGGGCGCCATCAATGCGGGACTGGTCGCATTCAACGGCATCGATGCCGTGACCGGCCTTTTGCCTGGACCGATGGGGCTCGTCCTGAAAATGGCCGGCGGGCTTGCGACCGCGATGTATACGTGGAAGGAATCCACGGAAGGCGCGAGCGAGGCGGTCAAGGAACACTTGACGCTACTCGATTCGCTCGACGATAAGTACGAGGAGATCCGGTCAAAGATGCCCGGTAGCGGCAGGGCCGAAACGAGCCGGCGAGAGGCGGAGCTGGTTGAGGCACAGAAAAAATCGCTCGAAGCCTTCCTCGGCGCCGCATCACTTGGAGAGAAGACTCAAGTAGAGTTTCAAGGGAAAATGGTCGCGGTCTACGCGAAGACCGGTGAGACGCTAAAGAACCTGCGAGGTAGATACCCCAATGAATACGAGCAGTACAACGAGGAGTACAAGAAAGCGCTCGTTGAAGGGAAGTCGTTGGCAGATGCAGAGGCTATCGCCCTGGAGGCGATGGCGCAGAAGGTAAAAGATCTATCGCTGAGAATCGCTGCGCTGAAGGCCATTGCAAACGAGGGCGGGAAGGAAGTGGAGAAGATAGTAGAGACTATCCCGTCTGCACTGAAGGCTCAAGGGTTGACGTTTATCAATGCGGACCAAGAGCAACGCTTTAAGGAGGCGACTGAGCGGATGCGTTGGATCGCCGCCTGGATGTCCCAGCCATCGGCCAGACGTGATCAACTCATCTCGGAGAACAGGCTCGCGCAGCTGGAGCAGCTGAAGACTCTGGGGAAGGAAGCCCTGGTCGATGCCCCTGATGCCGTGCACGGTCTGACGGCGAAGATGCAGAACGAGCTTGAAGGATTTGTGCAATTCACCGGGGACATCATGGGGCTCTTCGCCACGAGTGTGCAATCCGGATTCGAGGCGGCGTTCTCCGGTGAGGCTGACGGCTTCCGGGAGTTCCTGAAGAGCATCCTGCTCGGTCTCATCGACCTCGTGCAGGGGATGCTGCTCGCCGCAGCCGCCGGGGCAGAGCTCAAGGGCGTACTCTCATGGTTCACCACACTCTCCGGAGATTTCGCTGCGATCGCCACAGCCACCGTCGCCCTGCAGGCGCTGCGCGCAATGGTCGCCACGAAGTTCGCCGACGGCGGGCTCGTCACGCGGCCGACCCTCGCGCTCATCGGCGAGGCCGGGGAACCCGAGATCGTCGCGCCCCGGAGGACCCTGATGCAGGTCATGCGCACCGACATCATCCCGGACGTCATGGCGATCGCGCGATTGATGGCCCCGCAACAGCCTCTGCCGGCATTTGTCGGCGTCGGTAACGATCGCGTCATCCGGGAGATCCGCGCGCTCCGGGATGATCTCAAACGCAAACCGATGGCGGTCTCAGTGATGTGGGGAGAAAACCCGATTGCATTTGTCAGCCGCAACCTGCCGCGCGCACAGCGCAGTATCGCGGCGAGGAAGAAGATATGAGGGTGAATGTCGACATCGACGGCACAGACGAAACTGCGGACGTGTTCTCGCAGGACGGCATCGGCGAGCTCGCCTATGTGAGCGAGGACGAGGACGGAGACGACAACGTGCCATCCGTTGCGGTGAAGCTCTCGGCGATGGATCGCGTCGATGAATTCGAGGGCGCATCCCTGGACCGCGTAACCCTGCGAGCCGGCGGCAACCTGGTCTTCTCTGGGATGGTCTCCGGTAAAGGCGCTGTTGTCGATCGGGACCAGGAGACTGTCGAGTTCGAGGCTCTGGGAGAGGATCGGGATCTCGTCGAGCGGCTCAAGAGTCTTCAGGTGAAGGACCCGAGCGACCCGACAAAATTCCTGCCAGTCATCGCCACGATGCTCGACGTGATGACGTGGGATCCATTGCCCTATCCGTCGCCAGACTTCGTCACTGTGAGCCGGTTCTTCTACCCGGTTGTCAGCACTCTTGAGATGGCATTCTCTATGCTCGGGCGCCAGGTGGTGATCCCGTCGGAGTTTGATGACTGCTATGTCGGCGGGAAGAAGTTCACTGCCGGGCAGAACACAGACACGTTTCCCTTTGACAACGCCTGGGATTTCTTTGCCGCCACCCTCAAGCTCTTCAACCTGCGCTGGCACATCATCGACAGCGTCGTGTATGTGCGCGCAAAAGATGACGTCAGGAAGGCCCGCGCGGCGGACACTCCGATCGATCTGCCTGTCATCTGCGACACCTTCTCTATGGAAGAGTTCGGGTACGACCAGGTGAGGCTGACCATGGGAGAGTGGTCGGCATCGATCGAGAGGTCCGGAGTGTCCATCTTGAACGTCCGGGAGATTGAGAGTGAGCTCGCGGCCGCCGCAATGTTCGGCACCGCCATCTACGGGACGAGGCCGGACCTGGAGTTTGTCGCCATAATTCCACAGGAAGCCGACGAGAAGAACTACATCCTGCGGTCAACTACCGGGACATGGGATGGCATGAGAAGGATTCATCCAAGCGAGGTCCTGCAGAACCACCACCAATCGGAGCTGGACGGTGTTGCGGCCTTCTCCTGTGACTACTCACTGCAGGATGATGCGGACTCGATCCCGGCCCTCATCGTCCCATACGCGCGGGTCGCTGGTCCGGGGCTCTACAGGTGGTACCTCGCACAGGTGCGACTCAACCTGCAAGATGAACGGGCGCACGTACGCGCCTGCTGCTACGATCCGGATTTCAGAGCATAGGAGCGGACTGAATGAGCCTGGCAAACGGAGTCCCCGAACCGAGGATCATCCTCAAAAGCGGGGGCCAATACGGGACCACAGTGGACGATGTTACTCTGGCGACGTCATCGAGGTTCATCGCGAAGTACCGGCCCGCGTTTCTCCAGCATGAAGTGGACAACCACAGGCTCAAAAGAAAGCTCAAGGGATACCGGTTCACGCTGGAGTTGCCGTACGACGCGATCTCGGGGACAGACATCATCAAGTTCCGGAAGCTGCTCAACATGAACACCGGATTCGATACGGTGCTCCTCTATCCATGGAAAACTACGAAGCCGAACTACTTCATCGTTGTGACCATCGAGGATCAGGACCTCGTGATTGAAAACATGATGAACCTCGCCCACAAGGATTTTGCCGTCTCATTCCTCTCGACGGACCTCCTGGACTACATGCCGCTCTCTCAGCCGGATGTGATCCTGGCGGGCGACATCAGCTGGCCGATCGAGGACATCGAGGGCGCGATCGAAGACCTTGACTAAAGGACGAACCCTATGGCAACACTCATACAGACTCCCGGTACCGCCACCGTGAACCAGCTGCGGCAGGACGCCTACACGAACGATGACGCCGTCAACGACGAAGTTGTCGCGGCCACAGCCGCGATCGCTGCGCACAAGGCCTCCGGCAACACGGACCATGACGGCCGGTATGCGCTCGACTCGGCGCTCACCACACACAAGACGTCGTCTGATCATGACGGCCGGTACTATACCGAGGCGGAGGTGGACGCCGCCGTCGTGAAGCTCACCGGGGCCCAAACTGTCGCCGGGGTGAAGACCTTCACCGACGAGCCTGTGATCAAGAAAACGAATCCCGCCATCACCCTGCAAGATGGTGCCGGCAACAACCGCGCACGGTTCTTCGGGCGGATGTATGAGCCGGGGGGGGCAGAGCGCAATGAGGCGGTGCTGCAGGCCTACGATTCCAACGCGGGCCAGTTTGTCAGCGTGCTTGCGGCCGGGATGGACGGCGTGGTGCGGGATGCAAACAACAAACCGCTTGCCACGCAGGAGTACGTTGCCCAGCGGGTAAGGTCCGGCTTCTTCAACCTCCAAGCGTCGATCCATGTCGCGACCATCGTGCTCGGCACTGAGTACTACGTGAAGGACGTCGACGGGGAGACGATGCTCTTCGTCGTCCCGCTGAACTCTGTGCTCGCCGAGTGTGCCATCTATAGGAACATCAATAGCGTGGCGTATCCGATCGAGCGCCTCCCCGAGTCGGTAGCGTTCACTGAGTCAGGATACCAGCACCTGGCCATCAGCATCAACACGCAGCTCGTCGAGGGAGCCTACGAGATCATGCTGAAGTGGCATTTCTACCGGTATGTGTCCGGGACCGGCTTCGTTGAGACGGTCGTGACAGAACAGACAGGCTATGGAGTTCTCGCCGGGTATGCCGTGCACCTCAACATCGGTCTGAGTTTCACGCGATGATTGTCTCTCAGGACTCGGCCGTCGTGGAGTGCTCTCAGGAGCACGTGGCCACGCGGCAAATAGGGATACTCCTCACTTCTGAGATCCTACTCTCGAACTTGCTCTATGACGCCGGAGACGGATACCGTCCGTTTCACCCGCTCATCCTGCAGGTGGATGGAGTGGAGATTGAACTGCCAGCACCAGTCGGATCGGGCTTCCACGTCTTCACGCTTCTTGGCGAGGGATTTGAGGGGACCGGGCTCAGCATCGTTGGACACAACCTGCAGGCGGTTTCCCAGGTTACTCTTGGCGGCGTGGACGTCGCGCTGCAAGCCGTGGCAACTCCTCTCACGTGCTATGGGGATCCAAACGCGCTGAACGTCCAAGGATCCTTCGGCGCGCGGTGCCTGGACGTGGATACAGGGTTCTGGTATATCAAAGGACTGACACAATGGCAACAGCAACAGTAGCAAAGAGACTTGCGGCGACGGTTCTGTTAACGCTGTCGGTGGTTCTGGCGGGGCGCGCACAGATCGCAGCCTGGGCCTGCTCCGAGGGGACCGAAGTCAAGCAGGACCAGCAAGCACACTGGAGCCGCTACATCTTTGCCGACAATGCGGTATGGAACGGCACCACCATCGCGGTGCACGGCGCCCGCAATGAGGTTGTGGCCTTCCAGGTGATTGTGTCTTCCGGGACATCGCAGCAGACAGACATCTCTGTGTCTCTGGATGAGCTGGCGACGAACGGCTACACTATCGAGAATAGCAGCGCCGACCCGCTTCAGTACGTTGGGCGCAACATCGAGATTTTCGTGGAGCACTATGTTGAGTGGACCGCGTGCCTGAGTGCAAGCGGCGATTCTCCTATACAGAGTTCTGTGGTGCCCGACGATAGCGTGTGGGATGGCTTTCGCGCTGACGCTCTGATACCCATTGAAGCCCCGTCTGGAACCTATGACCACGGACAGGGAGGTTGCCCGGTGACGATTGCCGCTGGCAAGGTGCAGGGCTTTTGGGTTGATGTATATATTCCGAAAGATGCTCCTGCGGGGCTCTACGCTGGCAACTTTTTGGTGAAGAAGTCCGGCAGCACAGTGGCAACGCTGCCCGTTGTTTTGGATGTGTACGACTTTACGCTTGACGACTCTCCGCGCCTCAGAACGTTTCACCGTGGGTTCTGGAATAGCCTGGCCGCCTTCGGCATTCCATACGGAACAGCGAACGACACGCTGTATCATAGGTACAAGATGCTGATGCACCGCCATCGCACGTCATTCCTGCTGGACGTTCCGCTGGACTCTGTTGTGAGCACGAGCCCATCCGGCTATGGCCAGTATCTTACCGGAGATGGTTACCGTGCAGACCATCCGCTGGGCGGGTATGCCGGGCCTGGAACTGAAACCGGTGACGCCATTCACATGGTTGGCATGTTTGCCTATCCACACGGCGGGTCATTTGGAACTACCGAAAGCTCCTGGCGCACAGCCTCCGATGGCTGGGTGAACTTCTTCGAAACCTATGCGCCAAACTGTCTGTACTTCAAATACCTCTTCGATGAGCCCGAGAATAATTGGTCGAGTGAGTACGGAAGTCTGCCGCTGGCATATGCCGACATCATGACAAAGGTTAGCTGGCTAAAGAACAATCCGGGGGATGGGGTGCGGATGAAGGCATTCCTGACGAGCCGGCTCGACATTGAAGACCCTGCACGTGAGTGGCCCTCTCTTTACAAGGGCGGCGTGGATGGCTTTGGCTTGACGGGGAAGACGGCAATCTGGGAGGGCTATCACGTTCGAGCTTCCGGGGATACGGTGTCGAAAACCATGGAGGATGCCAGAGAGGGCCTGCCGTCTGACTATTCATCTGAGCTTGTGCCGCGCTACACCATTCCCTACAATGGAGAGCGGCCATGGTATCCGCACTATCCTGCGGGCGACATGCCGTTCACTGAGGCGCGGGCGGTGGCGTGGGTGCTCTGGAAATACGGAGCGAGCGGCTACTTCCACTGGGAAGTGCAGTACAACATGGAGAAGCGGCAGCCCTGGTATTACGAGTGGCGCGTCACAACGCACCCCGAGTGGGGCTATGGCACCGATGATGTGAAGAATCCATGGGCCGACCCAGCCGCGTTTGGCGCCTCGATGTTGTACTCTGGCCAAGAGGTTTCGCTGGGTGCCTATGATGACTGGCCCTCGGTGGAAATCCCATCGTTCCCTGGGGACAGCAGAAAGTATCGCGGCCCAATCGCCAGTATTCGCCTGAAGAATTTTCGGCGTTCGCTACAGGATTACGAGTACATCTCTATGGCTCAGCAGGTCGCGGGCGGCGGTCCGGTGTCTGCGATTGTGAACAATATTGTACCTGCGGCGTTTGACGACCGCACAACATCGTGGGACCCAAACCTTCCCCCGGACTACCCCACGTATGAGCACAACGACAAGGTGTTCGATGATGCGCGGCAGGCGCTGGCGGCAATGATTGCATCGCCGGCTTCGCCTCCCACAAGCGCGACCACGCTCGTCTCGCCATCAAACGGGGCGTACACACCGCAGCCAGTCACGTTGAAGTGGAGAGCTGTGACGGGTGCTACCAGGTACTGGCTCATGGTCTCGACGGACAACTGGCAGACTCTCCGGATCAACAATACCGCCATCACGGACACGCAGATGGTGGTGACGGGTCTGCCATTTGAAACAGAGTGTGTGTGGACAATAACGCCCGGCAACGGCGCTGGTTGGGGCCCGGAGACCTCATCCTGGCACTTCACAACCTACGAAGCACCGCCTTCCGGACAGACGATAACGCTCGACTGGAACAAACTCGCCAGCTCTGAAGTGTTGGCCGACGATGCCACGGTAGTCAATCAGAACCTCCAGCGCCTCAGCTATTGGCTGGTCATCAAGAACCCGCTGGGGAAGACGGTGGTGTCCTGGCCGAGCGAGGTACACTGGCCGGATCTCGCGTCTCCTCCGCAGCCCCAGGCCGGAGACACATCTGTCTACTTCTTCCTCCGGGATTCCGCGGGAGTCCTCGGGTACGTGTTCAGCAACACTACCCTCGGGAGCGCCGCAACAATGGCGTGGGTACAGTCGCTGCTGACGCACTACCTGCGGAACGACCGTGACATCCGGATCAGTGGAGACCAGGAGTGGAGGCGCATTGTGCTGCACGAGAGCTCCTTTGGAGACAGCGTGGTCATAACGATCGATAACGGAGTGTTGAGGTTCTGGGACTATGAGGCGGGGTGGAAGTCGCTTGCCGATCTCGCAGGTGGCGGTGCTGGTGGAGGGTACGACGGTCAGAATGCTGACTCGCTGCAGGGGAAACCCTTCAGCGCGTACAGGCCCGACGTGCCGATGCTCGCGATTCTCTATGACAAGGATTCATCCGGATACGTCCATCGCACAGTGAAGAGGTTCGACACGACCGGCGCTCCCGGCAAGACAGCAACCACCGGAAAGCTCTGGTATGATCCCACAACAGGGACAGTGAAGGTCGGCACGGACCAGGCGCCCGATACCGCAACTGCAGGCATCGGGCTCGTGACGAAGAATATGGCGTTCTCATACATGACAAGCCAGTACGTGCCGAAGTGGGATGGGGAGAAGTACGTGAATTCAGTGATCAAATTTGAATCAACGGATTCGATGATCGTCGGCGCTGACAACGTGAACCGGAGTTACACCTTCTGGATCGGCCCCCTGGGGCGGCTTCGCATCATGAGGACGGCGGCTGTCGGTCTGGAGTTCAGATCGAACACGGCAGAGAACGGGCTCTATACATGGGGGAAGGCATTCCGGATAGGAACGACGGACAACTACAACGTCGAGTTCTATCGGAATTACACGCAGACAGGTTACATTTCGAGCACGAACCTGCTGGTGTGGCTCTACGGCGTGACCTTCCCCGGAGGCACTATCACTGGAACGCTGAACACGTACAATCTCCTGCCGAATGCCACGCGGATTAGAGACGTCGGTTCCTCCAGCTATCGGTATCATATTGGGTACTTCGGGCACGTTGACACAGATTCCCTTACCTGGACCAGGATGCCTGTCACACTCTACGTGCCGATCTCGGACGAGACGACTGCGCTCACAGCATCGACGAGTACCGCAAAGGTGTCCTTTAGGATGCCCCACGCCATGACGGTGACGTCAGTAAGGGCCAACGTGCGGACCGCTCCCACGGGCTCGGCGATGCTCTTTGACATCCATGAAGCGGGTACGACGATCCTGTCTACGAAGTTGATGATAGACGCGACGGAGTACACATCCACGACTGCCACAACAGGGTATGTTCTCTCAGACGCCTCGCTGGCAGATGATGCCGAGATAACGCTTTTCATTGACCAGATTGGCTCCACCGTAGCAGGGGCCGGGGCAAAGATTGAGATCATTGGGACAAGGAGCATAGCACCATGAAGTGCCTGACACTAATGCTGTTCGTGTGCGCGTGGACGACCTTGGCCCAGGATGTCTATATCCCTTTCTGGTCGGAACCGACAGCCGCTACCTACACGTTTTCGGTGGACGCGGTTTCCAGCACATCGGTGGCCGACGGTTCAAGTGCGACCTGGTCACACACCGTCACGGCATCTCAGGGCAATCGCGCATTGTACGTGGCTGTCGGCTTCTGGAGCGGGTATTCCATCACCACCGTGACGTACAACGGCACAGCGATGTCCCATGTGGGCACTTACGCTTACGAGAGCGACAAGACCGTAGCTATATACAGGCTGCTTGATCCGGCGGCCGGCACACACGACGTGTACGTTGCATTGAGTGGTAATCCTTATTCGCTGATTGTGGGGGCATGGTCGTTTACCGGGGTGAATCAGACCTCCCCCAATGGCAGTTGGTGTCAGAGTGCCGGGTACGCCTCGACCGCCGAATTGAGCGTATCCTCGTCCAGCGGGGACATCTGCATCGGGATCACAGTGGCGAACGAGTTCGGGGGGACTGTCGGGGGTGGGCAGACGCGGGATTGGTGGTTACAGCCGGATATGGACGGAGCTGGTATCCGCGGCACCGCGTCGGGTGCCTCCTTAACGCTCTCTATTACCTGCGACGGCGAGCGAACCTACGTCTTTGGTGGGGTAGCGGTCAAGGGGAACTGA